GAGGCCATCAAGGCAAGCCATGAGAATCTGCGTCTGGCAGCCCGGAAGGCTCAGCGCACCTTCGGCAGCGGCCTGCTCAATGTGGGCTATCTGGCCGCCTGCGTCCGGGATGAATTTGCCTACAAACGCAGCCAGCTCTATCTGACAAAGCCCGTCTGGGAGCCTGTGTTTGAGCCGGACGCGGCCATGCTCTCCGGCATCGGGGACGGAGCCATCAAGCTCAATCAGGCGGTGCCGGGCTACTTCGGCCGGGACAATCTCCGGGATCTGACCGGCATCGAGGCCGAGGGCTGATATGGAGCGGCAGATCATCGAGGCGGCCGTCGCCGACTTCCGGCGCCGGTACGACAGCAGCGCTGCCATCCGGCGGCTGCTGGAGAAGGTGGAGAGCGGGACGGCTACCTACGCGGACGCCCAGGACTACGTCCGGGAGACCATGAGCCTCCAGACGGCGATCTGGGAGACCTGGCTCTTCCCCGCCGATCTGCCGGATGACGAGGCCCGCCGCCGGGTGGCCGCTCAGCTCACCCGGAATGTGCTGGATGAAAACTACGAGCTGGTCAGCGCCTACGCCCGGCAGGTCCAGCAGGAGTTGAACCGCAAGGCCGGCATCGGCCTGAAGGCCCAGCGGGCAAAGCAGAACCGGAGCCGGGCGGAGGGTCTGGTACAGGTGGCCTCCGATCCCGACCGTCAGGTTCAGCTCCCCGCTCTGGCCGAGAATTACGCCCGGAGCATCGTGGACAGCACCGTAAAGACCAACGCTGACTTCCAGTACAAGGCCGGGCTCCGGCCGAAGATCCGCCGGATCTCGGGCGGCAAGTGCTGTGAATGGTGCTCCCGGCTGGCCGGGGTGTATGACTACCCGGACGTCCCCAAAGACGTCTTCCGCCGCCACGCCAACTGCGGCTGCGTGGTGGAGTATGATCCGGGGGATGGGAAAAATGTCCGGAATGTTCATACGAAACAGGTGCGTTCGGAGGAAGAACAGTCTGAGCTTAATAATCGTAAAACAATTTCTGGAATTGATACAAAAAGGTGGATACGGGAAGAACCGAAGTCTCGGGCTGTAGCAGAAAATGTCACACCGGAGTATCTGCGCAGAGCAACGCCGGGTATTGGCGAATTGGTCTACGATTTTGGATATGACTATAAACGGCATGCAGACGAAGTGGAACTTGCCGATTGGCTTCATTCCGTATTGGGCGGGGACATTCTGCTTCTGAATGAATCAAGTGTTGAAGGACAAAAAACGGCGGACTATCTTTGGAATGGGAAGCTGTGGGATCTTAAGACGGCAAGTACCGAAAAGTCGGCTAATACTGCAATTAAGCGTGGGCTACAACAAATTAGAGAGAACCCGGGTGGAATAATACTCAATTACGGGACGAATCATATCTCCAGAAATGAATTGCTTGAAGTAATGGATAAGAGAATGCAGTGGGGATTTGGCGGCGACACTGTGGACATCATTGTCGTACAAAATGGGGAAATATACGGCGTATGGAGATACAAAAATAAGACGCCCCCCCGCCAACATAGCGAAGGAACGCCTTAATATCTATATATCACAAAAGTACCGTTTTGTCAATGCAAAACGGTTTTTTCACACCCAAAACAAGGAGGTAACTGGTGGACGAACAGAGAAAGGGCCGCCAGACCCCCACCCGCGCCATTGTGCTGCCCTATGACCGGACGCACGGACAGGAGGCCATCGACCTTTACAACTCCACCGGCCGCGCGGCCCAGCAGTGGCAGGAGCTGCAGCTGTATGACATTCTGTCTGTCCGGTCGGACGGTCTGTGGGTCCACACCAAATACGGCTACTCTGTCCCCCGGCGAAACGGCAAGAATGAGATCGTGGCTATCCGGGAGCTGTACGGCCTGACCCATGGCGAGCGCATCCTGCACACGGCCCACCGGACCACCACCAGCGCCTCGGCTGCCCGGCGACTGGCCGCGCTGCTGGACGCGGCCGGCTATACCGAGGTCATCCGGCAGAAAAAGGGACAGGCCTACGATAAGCACTATACCTACTCCAAGCAGCTCGGTCTGGAGCGGATCGTCCTCCTGGGGGAAGGCGGCGGAAGCTGCGACTTCCGCACCCGGTCGGCCAAGGGCGGTCTGGGCGAGGGCTTTGACCTGCTGGTGATCGATGAGGCGCAGGAGTACACCGACGATCAGGAGAGCGCTCTGAAATACGTGGTGACGGACAGCAAAAATCCCCAGACCCTCTTCTGCGGCACGCCGCCCACCCCTGTATCCTCGGGCACCGTGTTTCTCAAGCTGCGGAACAACGCCCTCCGGGGAGAGACGGAGCGTACCGGATGGGCTGAGTGGTCGGTGGAGCACCAGACCGACCCCAAAGACCGGGAAGCCTGGTACGAGACCAACCCCTCCCTGGGGACGATCTTCACCGAGCGATCGGTGGCCGACGAGATCGGCTCCGATGCGGTGGACTTTAACATCCAGCGTCTGGGGCTCTGGCTGCGGTACAACCAAAAATCCGCCATCAGCAAGACCCAATGGCAGGAGCTGGCCTGCCCCACTCTGCCCCAACTCACCGGAAAGCTCTTTGCCGGGGTGAAATACGGTAGGGACGGGGAGTACGCGGCCCTGTCCGTGGCGGTCAGGACAACAGACGGACATATATTCACAGAAGCAGTGAACTGTCAGCCCATACGGGCCGGAGACGGTTGGCTGCTTGATTTTTTGTCCCGGGCCGATCTGGAGGCGGTGGTCATCGACGGCGCTTCCGGCCAGCAGCTGCTGGCCGAGGGGATGAAGCGCCGGGGGCTGCGGCTGAAGCCGCTGCTGCCTACGGTGAAGGATATCATCGCCGCCAATGCCGCCTTTTATCAGGCCCTCTCTGTCGGTCAGCTCCGGCACGGAGACCAGCCCGGAGTCACCCGGGTGGTCTCCAACTGCGACAAGCGGCCCATCGGCTCCGGCGGAGGGTACGGCTTTCGCGCCCTCCGGGAGGGAGACCGGATCGAGCTCATGGACAGCATGATCCTGGCCGTCTGGAAGTGCGGCGAGGGCAAGGAGAGGCGGAAGCAGAAAATACGATGCTGACCGGCGCCATGCGCCGGTGGCAATAGATCAACCCTGAGAACAGGAGGAAGCCAAAATGGCAGAAGCATTTACACCTATCAACACGGAGGAGGAGTTCGCCGCCGCTGTGGCCGCCCGCTATGGTGATGTGGAAGATCTCCGGCAGCAGCTCCAGACGGTGACCGGCCAGCGGGATACCCACGCCAAAACCATCGAGGAGCTGCAGGGCCGGATCAAGGGTCACGAGACCGCCGCCCTCCGGCAGCGGATCGCCCGGGAGAAGGGCCTGCCCTTTGAGCTGGCCTCCCGACTCACCGGCGAGACCGAGGAGGACATCCAAAAGGATGCCGACACCATGGCTGAGCTGCTGAAATCGGTCAAGGGGCCCGCCCCTCTGGCAAACCCCGAGCCTGACGCAGCCGGCAGCAAGCACGCGGGCATGCTGAGCATGCTCAATGATCTGAGAGGAGAGTAAAAAATGGCAACCAAAACTACGATGCAGAGCAATTTCGCCCCCGAGACCGTCAAGGAGGTATTCTCCAAGGTCAAGGGCCACTCCAGCCTGGTCAAGCTGGCCCGTCAGATGCCCATTGCCTTCTCCGGCAATGATATTTTCACCTTCAGCCTGGACGGCGAGGTGGCCATTGTGGGCGAGGGCGGCAGCAAGCCCGCGGGCGAGGCAACTGTGGAGCCCGTCAATGTGGCTCCCATCAAGGTGATCTACCAGCACCGCATGTCCGATGAGTTCCTCCGGGCCTCTGAGGAAAAGGCGCTGAATATGCTCACCGCCTTCACCGACGGCTTTGCCGCCAAGATCGCCAGAGGTATCGACATTATGGCCTTCCACGGCGTCAATCCCGCCGATCTGGCCGCCTCCGACAAGATCGGCGGCAACCATCTGGACACCGTCACCAGCGTTTCCTACACCGAGGGCAAGCCCGAAGAGGCGCTGACTGCCGCTGTAGCCGTCATCGGCGACAATGACGTCACCGGCTACGCCCTGAGCAAGGGCTTTGCCGCCGCTCTGGGCAGCTACAAGGAAAACGGCGTCAGCCAGTATCCCGAGTTCAAGCTGGGCGCCAACCCCGGCAAGCTGGTGGGCACCGCCTGCGACGTCAACTCTACCGTAAACAAGGGCAACAGCAAGGCTCTGGCCTATGTAGGCGACTTTGCATCCGCCTTCCGCTGGGGCTATGCCGATCAGATCCCCATGGAGGTGATCCAGTTCGGCGATCCCGACGGTCAGGGCGACCTGAAGCGCACCAATGAGATCGTGCTCCGGGCCGAGGCCTGGATCGGCTGGGCGGTGCTGAATAAGGCCGCCTTTGCCCGCATCGTGGAGGCTGAGTGATATGGCCATCTGGATCAATGAGGCCGCCGGCGCGGTGATCCGGACGGACTGCGTGATCTCCGGCGGCGGCTGGAAGCGGCTGAAGGAGAAGGACGGCCGAAAGAAAAAGCCCGCGGAAGAGAAGGGCGGCAAGGAATGAGCAGCTATGCCACAGTCAGCGATCTGATCCAGCTGTGGCGGGAGCTCACCGAGGAGGAGCGGCGCCGGGCCGCTCCTCTGCTGGAGCTGATCTCCGCCTCCCTGCGATCTGAGGCCCGGCGGGTGGGCCGGGATCTGGACGAGATGATCGCCGCAGACCCGGATCTGGCTGCCGTGGCCATGGGGGTGACCGTGGATATCTGCGCCCGGACGCTGATGACCTCCACCCGGCAGGAGCCGCTGACCCAGTTCACCCAGAGCGCCGGAGGCTATTCCGCCTCCGGCACCTTTCTGGTCCCCGGCGGCGGACTGTTTATCAAAAAGTCGGAGCTGGCCCGGCTGGGTCTCCGGCGGCAGAAATACGGAAGGATGGACATCTATGGACTCTCTGATTAAGGGAATGACCGTCCGGCTCTATGAGCGGACACAGACGGGTACAGACGCCTTTCGCGCCCCGGTCTATACCGAGATCCCGGTAGAGGTGGAAAACGTGCTGGTAGCGCCCACGGCGGCCTCAGATGTGGTCAGCGACCTGCAGCTTTACGGCAAGCGGGCCGAGTATGAGCTCTCCATCCCCAAGGGGGACAGCCATATCTGGGAAGACCGGAGGGTGGAGTTCTTCGGCCGGATGTGGCGTACCTTTGGCTTTTCCCAGCTCTGGCAGGAGGAACAGGTGCCCCTGGACTGGAACCGGAAGGTGAAGGTGGAGCGGTATGGCTGACGGTCGCATCGAGCTTAACGGCGAAGGGGTCCGGGCGCTGCTGCAGAGCGCGGAGATCGGCCGGGTCTGCGAGGAGCAGGCCCGGCGCATGACCCTTGCCACCGGCATGAAATACACCGCCGACGTCCATGTGGGCAAAAACCGGGTCAATGCCGGCGGCTATGACGCGGGCAAGAGACAGGAGGAGGAAGCATGATCGAGCTGACGGTATTGGATCATCTGTCGG